CCCAACTTGATTTCACGTCTAAAAGTACTTCCTCCGTGTTTACATCAGGTGTTCCCTTAATCCAATCATTCTCAAAGTACTCTTCATTCTTGTAAATGAATTTTACATCTAAGACATCATTGACAAGTGAGATAGATAAATCCTCAACTGCGTTTCCTTTGTCTGTATAGCGACTTGAAAAATCCTTGCGGATTCCGTATTTCTCTTCCAACACAAGTTCGTGAATGTAAGATTTAGCAGTTTGGCTTAGTAGTTCGCTTTTAGAGCGTGGTGTAGCCATTATTTTTCCAATGGCAGAACATCGAATCTTGAGAGCTTTCATAGTGCGTTGAGCATATCAATTTGACCTTGTGTTAATGCAAATGCCTTTTCTAAGTTTTCACGCTTGTATGAACCTGCTGCGATGGCTTTGAGTGCTTCTTGGAATCGTTTAGAGTCTATAGCGGGAAGTCCTTTCTTTTCCGTCTTTGAATTGTCTTTAGAATCAGGGTCAGATTCAGTCTCGTCAATTAAGAACAATCCATTGAGAGCATACTTGCGAGCATAACTTGATGCAGTTCCAGTACATTGCTCTGATGACATTCCTTTGTGTTCTCCAAGCTCTGCAAAACCACAAACTGTTATACTTTCACCTGAAGCATCTAAAATGATTGCAGTAGCTTTCAAAAATAGCTTACTACCTACCTCAACTATATTGTCTGTAAGGATTAATTGTAACTCGTGTTTTTGTAGCAATGGCTTAACTGATTCAAGAATCTGCTCCGCACTTCTGTACTTGTACTTTCCAAATGAATTGAAAGAACCTTTTGGGCATTTTAGTTCTGCCTGAACCTTTAATAAATTTTTCATAGCGTTTATTATTGCGTGCGTTACGGATGCGCACCCCCCGTTTGATTAAATCGAATAAATATGAATGGTATTATATGAATAAGGCAATATAAAATGATTTGGATTTTCATTTGCATTTCTATCAAAGATTGGTTCGCAATATGCTCCAGCCATACTTAAGTATTTAGCTTTAATTGTGGCTAAATCTGCATTTCCAATAATCTCATCACGATAAATATCTTTACCATAAGAAGTATACCTTACCATTTTAAAAGTTTTCATAGCGTTTTGTTTAAATGTTATATGCAAATATAGATATTATATTTATATCTACAACATTTTTTCAAATTTTTTTAAATAAATCTTCCATCGGTAGCAATATTCCTTTGCTGGTATTGGAATCTCCGCCTAAAATATCTCTGTTTGTGCCTATGTATTTTCTGCACATCTGCTTTAATTCGCTTGTTTCAATCAAAATGCTTCGTGTTTTACTAAACCAATACACCCACCACTTAGCTTCTGTTGTACTAATTCCACTTTTCTTACCTCTGCTTTCATATTCTACGAATATATTGCCAGTATCATAGCACTTAAAATCCCTTTTTACTTCGATTGTAGACGCTATTACCTCGCTTAGTAGGGTTTCATACTCCTGACCTACTTCGAGGTCGTAACGGAAGTCGCTATTGTATTTCATTTTTAATCTTTTGTTTGTAGGTTTTGATTATTTCTTTGAGTTCGTCTTTTGTAAACTTCCGTGTTACCCTTGCTCTTGCTTCCAGTTGGTCAAATCTTTCTTGTCCGATTTTCAAACATAGGTTTGTTCGATATTCCAACAAGTTGCCTGATAGATAGCTATTGCATCGCTCGCATTGAACGTGAACATTGTCCTCGTCAAATCTTACGTTCCAATGGTTATTAGCGTTCCAGAAGTGACCTGCGTTTACTTTCTTTGGTTTCTGTTTACAAGAGATGCATAGTTCGTCTTTGTCTCGCTCTCTAATGTATTTGTTGAAGACTAACTGAGCGGCTTTGACAAGGTCTTGCACCGTCTCTAACTCTGCTTTCATTCGTGTTTTAGTCTGCTTCCATTGCTTCTCTTTTGTTTCGGCTACAAATACACGGAGACACTCATCCTTTAAGCAGTACTTTTGATTGAAGCGAATAGTCTCAAACTTCTCCTTGCAGTTCTTGCATCTCATAATTCAAATTTTAATTGCAATTTTTCTATTGGTACAAATTCTTGATTTATTTTATCAGTTTTTTCAAAATTAAATTTTGATTTTTGTTCGTGCTTTGGATATGGCTCTTGATTCCAAATTGTTTTTAAATTGTTATCATATATAATTAAATACCTATGCTTTCTTGATTTTATCCTCCATTCTCCTTTTAAACCTTTACACTTACCACGTTGTAATTTTACAAATGAACCGTCTTCTTGCAATATGAAAAAATCCTTTTTTTGTGATGTTAATCCATAATATTTAAAATTGCAGGCTTGGTAAATATATCCACTATGAAAATCACTGTCTGCATATGTCAATAATGCAACGACATTTTTTATTTTTCTTAATAATTTAATGCTTGATGATAAGAAAAACGATGTGATATTTTTTTCGTGTTTGTGTGGGTTTAGACATAATCTTCCCAACTCCATAAAACCTTCTAAATTGTATGTATTTAATCCAAAACAACCTTTGGCAATTTCTTTTGCAGATACGCTATGAAAAATACATACACCAATCAACAAGTTAGTTTCTTTTTCAATTAAACCAAAATTAATACCACTTCTAAAATTTCCATCTTCGTGTAAATAATGATATTCATCTAATAGCTTTTTAGCACTATTTCGGCTTATTTTTTCAATTATATATCTATCCTTTAATTTCATAGCGTTTTAGTTTTATACAGTTATGTTCTCAGCTATCCATTGACGGAATGCTCGTTGTAAGTCTACTTGCTCACTCCAAATCTTTTCTGCGTTTGGTTCGTCTATTCGTAGAATTGCTCTATCTACTTTGTCAATCTCTTGGAGTAGCATATTGGCTTTGTTTTTAAGTCCTTGTCTAAACACGGATTGGTCGTTAAGGTCTTCAATGAAGTCTCTCATTACCGGTAAGAATGCACATAGTGCCACTAATTTTTGTTCTCTTGTCATTTTTTTAAGAATTTAAGTGCTTGATTTTTATTTTTAAATTGATGTACTACAAATTTTCGTTCTGTGAAGTCGTATCTAACTGCTCGTAGTTCACGCAACACTCTTGCTCGTGTGCATCGCTTACAGCTGAACAGAGTTCCTCTTCTGCTTTTAAGATTGTATTCTCGTTTATTTTGGTCGAATTTATCGATTGTTTTAAACTGGTAACAAGACCAACATTGTACTTTGTCATTCATCGTCTTTTAAAAGTAAATTTTCTAAAATAATCTGGTATCTCGTTAGTATATTTTTCGAGAAAATAATCTTCTGCTTCTATTGATATATTCATACTTTGATACCTTTCTCTGTGTATACATCCGTCTTTAAATATGTTTTTGATTTGTCTTTTGTCTCTTTTAATAGCTTTTTTTTCTAATGCTTTAATCCATATATCCAACTCTGAATTTGGTTCAAATGCGATTTGTTTTTTAAACTCTTTTAAAAACCATTGTGTTGTTGTCTTTCTCATAGTTATATGTTTTTACGTATAATTTCGTTTCTATTCGTCTTTTTATATGCTTAGGCGTATAGTTAAAGGTCTATGTCTTTAAACTTTAGTTCGTCTTTTAGTTCCTGATAAGCTACTCGAAGCTGAGCGTTACGTCTTGCAAGCTGATTGAGTTCTCGGTTTAGGCCTTTGATTTCGTTTTCCATTTCGATGATTACCAATTCAGTCTTGAGTAACTGCTCTTCTGATTCCTTACTTCCTTTGATGTAGTCTTTAGCATCAGGTTTATCTATCTCAAGTTTTTCACGTACGTTTTTAATCCGTTCTCGAACTACCCAAATAGTGTTCTTAGCCCAAAGAATCTTCAATGATAAATCCATTTTAAAAGTTTTTGTTTATAGGTAATTTACTTTGAGTTTCTGGTTTGTATGGATTGCGGTCTGCATAAACACGGTTGCCTTTAAAGTCAAGCATATAGTACTGATACTTTTCCAAATCTAAATACAATTTGTAAACTCCGTTTTTTGATACGCCTTTCGGTTTACTCTTAGCAACTTTCAAATGTACTTCATTTTTTTCAGCTCCGCTTCCATCCGCATCTAAAAGTCCGTAAGGAGGCCTCCAAGGAATCAAGACGCTAAGACCTTTTCTAAACCATACTTGCCCTCCAGCAAAATCCCTTGCACTTGGCATAGGAAAGTAACTTATGTCAGTTCCTGCTATCGTCTTTGCAGTTACCATAGGTTGGTCTCTTACGTGGTTGATTACGCAGTTGTGTCTTCCAGTCTTTCTTGCGTTTTTTCGTACAAGACCAAGAATCCTACTCAAGTACTTATCTTCTCGGCCTAAATCAGCAGGTATAAACTCCTCAGTTAATTCATTCCAAGGGTCTATAGTTGTAGTGTGAATCTTAATTCCCTCCTTGCGTTCAATCTCATCTACTAAATCATAAAATTTAGTTATAGTTAAATCTTCGTCTATAGGGTCAATGACTATGAAATGCTCGTTTACAAACATCTCAGCTCTTACCTGCTCTCCGTTTGTCATTGAATTTTGACCTTGAACGTATGGCTTTCCAATATACTTGTAACATAACTCTGAAAATATCTCAGCACTACTTCCAGTCTCAGGAGAAAATATTACGTGATTCCAACCGTGCAAACAAGAAAGGTTGATAAGTAGTTCAAACCATAGTTCCGTTTTACCTGATGCAGGAGCTGAACCTATGTAAGTAGTTATACCCTCTTTAATTGTAAATGGAAGCATATCCCAACTCCAACCAACAGATTTACCTCTGACATCAACTTGTTGACGTACTGCGAACATTTCTTTATTTAGGTCTGTAAGTCTTTTGTACATTTTAACAACCCTCCCATATTTCAGTTTGTGTAACAATTTTATTTTCTCGTAGGTACGGCATAGTATTAGATAAGGTTACTTTCCATCTTAAAATTGGTTGTAGTTTACCGTTTCTGCTTACACTCCAGTCATTCTCTATCCAACTGTTGTACTTCAATTTAACGTCATCTGTATTTACGTTTGATTTTAATGAAATAGCATAAGCAATAAATTCATCTAAACTTGGTATAGTTTCTTTCTTATTTTCTTTACTTTCTTTTATTGGTTTCGTTTGAATTTCGTTTGCGTTTCGTTTGCGTTTCTTTCGTGTTTCATCTGCGTTTCCATCACCTTGATAACTCTCATATTTACAGATAGTTAACTGTGTCGTTATGTTATCAGAAATCAATTCAATCATTTCGTCTTTTTGAAGCATAACAAGAAAGCGTCTAACTTTGCTTTTATCCCAATTCCAACGATTCGCCCAACTATCTAAACTCATAATACTTTGACCTCGTTTTACTTCGTATAGTTTACCTTTAATTACAATTTTAGCATCAGTATAGTTTACATTAAGCAAAAGGTCATACCAAGCCTCTAATTTGCTATAAGTACGTTTTTCATTGTAAAGCCAATGGTCAGTAATTGACCTATGTATTTTAATCCAACCGCTCATTATTTTGAGGTTTTAATAGCTCTCGTAATAGATTCGTTCTGCGTTTCTAATAAAGATTGATTTGCACGTTCAATGGTAAGAATAGTAGGGATGTCTTTTCCAAACTCTCTTAAAAATTCTTTTTCAATTAATCCGTTAGAATAAATGCAAACGTAAAAAATTTTTTCTCTAATTTCTACTTTCTCGATAGTTCTAACTAAATACCAATCATTTTTAATTTCAATCATTTTGTAATTTTTAGTAATAAAAAAACCCCTGCAAATCCACTGGAGTCTCACGTCAGTTTCATTACAAGGGTCAATAATTCCTTTAGGTTAACTATGTTTGAGACTCTAACCCGTACAAATATAACTCTTTACTCTGCTTCTTGTTCTATTTGTTGAAAACTATTCTCGTAGTAACCCATTTTTATTCGTCTTTTCAAACGCTTGAGACTTGGCATTGTGCTAATCAACATAACATCTCTCTTCAGGTCTGCTCCAATTTCTCCTTTGAATAGCTTTTTTACATTTGGGAACTTTGAATCTCCGAGTGCCTGTTTGAGTGGTTCTATCTCTGCTAAATAAACTGCATCTTTGAATCTTAAAAGGTCGTTTTGAACGCTGATTCCGTACATTATTGTAGCGTGATTCTTTCCAAATATTTCTCCTATTTGACTAAAGGTTAAACCTGCTTGTCTTAGTTCATTGTATATAAAGAAACGCTTGTAGATGATTTCTCGCTTTCGTGTTTTATCAGTTAGCTTGTACAATTCAATTAACTGGTGTATGATTTCAAGTCTGTTCATAGTGGTGTAATAATAAATTTTCCGTCATTAAATCTGCCCGTTTCGAGTAAGTCCATCTTTTTCCAGTAACATAAACTCTTGGATGTGAATATCCACTCTTGAACTACTGCGAGTCCTATTTGGTATGTTAGTTTAAATCTCATAGTTTTTGTATTTCTTGTTTAACTTGTTTCCAATGTTCTATGCCTACCTGATTATTCCCCCAGCATAGGTTTTGAACTGTCTCAACTGCAATTAATGCGCATTGCTTGGCTTGTATACTGCATTGTATTTCTTCTGTATATTCTTGGCAAATAGTGTAGCATTTACTATATATTTCGTCAGCTCTTTCTTTTGCTTTTTCTTTTAGTGTCATATCTCTTGCATTTTAATTTCACAAATTCTGTGGTAAAGGTCGTGGTTAAACGAAGTCCAGAATCTCTCTTTTTGGTATTTACTAAATAAACCAAGATTCCTTCTCGTCAGGTTCATAGTCGAGACATCGCTCAATAAATTCTTGGAATTCGTCTCCTGCTCGCTTGAGGAGTTCGTCAATGGCATCTTCTGCTTCTTGGATAGTGATGTCTGCTGACCACTGTGCTGATTCAATTTTAAATTCATCTCTTTCATTTATTTTATCATAATCGTAATACAATTCGATGACACCGATTTCTTGGTCATCTTCTGCTTTATAGACTACCACATCTACTATTCTTTGATGTGCACTGCTATCTGCTTCTCCGAAATAATATTTATTTGCCATACTTTCTGGTATATACTCCTTGTGCATACTTTACCCAATCTCCTTTGAGTTCATAGTTGGGTTTCATTTCAGTTTGTGGGTCAGGTAGATTCGTGTCTACAACGGGCGGTGTGTTGGTTGATACAAGCCATACAAACACGGATGCTATCGGAATAAAGAAAATTAAGATGTGACGGAAAAAGTCTTTGTCGTAGTCGGGCAGTTCTCGCCATTCTTGAATTATTGCTTTCATTATTTTTGAGTTATGTGGTTTAACATTTCGTTTACTTCTTGCCACACGGCGTAATGTCTTTTTGTTACCGCGTGTAAGTTGCCGTTAGCGTCACGTGCTTCTAAGTACTCTTCCCAAAGCTGACGTTCGCGTGCTTGGATAAATTGGATGATTTCTGTTGCTTTCATAGTGTTTCGTTTTTGATTACCTTACAAAGATATACACAAATATAAACATACCAAACTTTTTAACAACTTTTTTTAACATTTTTTTAGAATTGTAGTATTTACAAGGGTTTCAGACGCAAACTTTTTTTCGTGTTTCTACAGAATGAAACATATAAGTGGACAAATAGCGAAGTTTTTTGAGCTTAAAAGTTGAAATTCTTAATTCGCGAATAGCGAAATGTAGGTTACGATAAACAAAAAAGCCCCCAAAAAGGAGGCTCTTAAACGCTATGAGTAGTGGTTAGGTGTACAAATATACTAAAATATGTGACTAAGTCTTGCTACTTGTCCGTGTTTTTTATGATGCAAGAATCCCTCAATCGCTTTCGGAGCGTGTTGGTAGCCGTTTCTATGATGCCAGCTATCAGTTCCTGAGGCAGAACGCAAACTCTCAACCGTCACACCTTGATAGTCTTTCGACATTTTGTGGTGAACGTGATGCATATAAACGTAACGATGCTTAGTTAAGCTCCATTCTAAAGGAAACTCAGTAGCTAACAATAAAGGTAAGTCTCCGTGTTTCGCTCCGTCTCCGTGTGTAGTTCCAATCAGGTTCTCTCCGTATCTAAAAGCCTTGCGATGTGAAAGAGAGCAGTCGAAAGTGATGTTTGAAGCCTTACGAAAATGTGTTTTGATAACATCAGCAAGAAAGAATCCGTGAGTGTAATCGTGGTTAGAAGGATTGAAGACAAAATGTACATCAGCCACAGCAATAAGTCTCTCAAGAATGTCAACATATAAATCTTTTGCGGTTAGAAAATTACGATACCACATCCCATCGGTATCTTGTGGAGTTCCTGATGTTGTAGTTCGTCTTGGAGTATCTATGTGGAGAATATCGTTTCCACCAACGAATAGAATCTTATCTATGTTAAATCCTGCGGACTTGTCTAAAATGCCTTGTACGCCCTCTAAAACACGTTGTACTGCTATTTGAGAGTTGTAGTCCTCTCCAGTCTCGAAAGCATCGCATAGCTTACCTATGTGAATGTCAGCAGGGTCTATTACTAATAAGTGAGAATCTTTACCCGTTGTTCGTGTTATCGTAGGGTAAGACGGACTATACTCAGTCATCTCTCCAATTAACTTTTCTTTGAACTCGTTGAACTTGTCTTCTTGTCCGTTAAAGTTTGGGTTCTTAAAAAAGAGTGACGCTTGTTTAGACTTCAACCATCCGTGTTTGACGTCTTTGTCGTTTAAGCCTAAGTCATTGGCTTCTCGCTTAATCGCTCTGTACTGGTCAATGATGTCAACTTCGTCAGGCTTTAAGCGGTATCTTGTTTGTTTCATAGAGTGTATTTACTAAACTTTAGAAGCCACTTTGTAACAAAGCCAGCACCAAAGCCTATAATAAATAACCACAAGTTAGGTTTCTTGTTTTCTTGTTTACGTGTTTTGTACTTAATTACCTCTACTTTTTCAATCATTTTCAAGGTATCTCGCTTTAACTTATATTCAATACGTGTCTCAAGTCTCGTTTTAGGCACGAAAGAACGATTGTAACGCACGATTGTATCTTTTTGAACCATTACCTTTTTCCAAGCAATAGAGTCCCTTAAAACGTAAGGAATTGAGTCTATCGTGTTTATGGTGATTGTATCAGCAACCTCATCGCATCGGTAACCTTTCTTGATTGCCTTTCTAAGATGGTAGTTAGCTGAACACGAACTCAGCAAAACAAGGACTATGAGTAGTTTAGAATTCATTGATAAGGCAGTAAGTTACAAACTTCTCCGTTTTTAGGAGCTTAATCATTATTTTGTATAGGTCAACTCTATTGACTACTTGACATCCTGCTGAATACCAACCGATGTTAGTTCCTGATGGCTTGCTTAAATCGTAGGTATTAGGATGAAAATTAATGCCAAAGTAACCCTCTTGAAGTTTTCCTTGCTCTTCGCTTTTTGAATCTTTGTCCGTGTCTCTATAAACTCGCACTTTGTTTCCGAGTTGTAACAAGGCTTCGACTTTCCCGTTATGTTTACCATACTTCCAAACATTGTGATACCATTCATCAGCTTTTAACACGGCAGCTCCGTCTTTGTTCACTTTCTCGAATTGCTTAAGTGTTGGAGTACCAGGATTTGTAGTTGCTGAAGTGACTAAAATGAACTCCTCGCCTTTGAATAAGTAAATCTTATCGTCAAAAGTGTTGGGAATATCGTCTAATGAACGCACACCGAGTAGCCAATATCCTTGAGGTATCTTAGTAAAAGACGGAAGAGATTTAACTTTCTCAAGTAGTTGCTTGTCTGTATAAGGTCTAACCATTGTTATCTATTGTTTTGTTCCATACTGTTAATCCAATCGCAGTTGCCGAATAAGTAAGTAGGCCTACAAAAACAAACTCGTGTACTTCAAACGGTCTGAAAAGCGGAATCAAAGCATAAGCAACCGATAGCCAAAAAGACGTAAATGCACTTAAGCGTTTAATAGACCACTTGCCATTAGGCTTGAGTGTTTCTGCGATTAGTTTTTTTATCATTAGGTAAGATTGCAAATAAGCGTTCTGGAATGTCTATTCGTGTATTTGTAGCTTGTCTGAACGTCTGTTCTTTATAGCAGTCATACAAAGCAGTCTCAACCTTATTCAATCGGTTGTCAGTATGCCATAACCACAAGGCAAGCACTCCAGTTACTCCGTACTTTTTAACGATGGTTACAAATTCGGTCATTCTTCAATCAAAATTTGCGGTTCGTAAGGAAATTCCTCTTTAACACTATGACCAGCGAATGCGTGCTTTGGGTTCTTTGGTTCGACAAGGTTAGCTCCGAAGTCATAGGTGTTGTCCGACATTACATCGTAATGATATCCGTCTGCATAGATAGGTTGCTCGATTACTTCCATTCCTTCCATTACGGGAGGGGTTAACATAATAAGTCCTATCTCTACAACTGCTTGCACTCCGCTTCCGTATGCTTCGTGTTTTTCTCCGTTGAACTCCACCTCTACAAGAATGCCTTTAGCTTTCAAGTCTGCGAGTGCTTGTTCCTTGTCCGAATAAGTAAGTTTATATATGTTCGTCATATCGTTGTAAGTTGTGCGAGTTGAGTATTTGTAAGGCGAGTTTTCCAAAGGGCAGCTGCGTTGATAGCGTTATTCGGTGTGGTCAAAGTGAAGTCAAGAATACTCATTGAGCCACTTAAGGTAAATGTAGTCGCTGAAGTTCCTACCTGAACACCATCTAAATAAAAAGCCGAACTGCCACTTTTGTAAGCTAAAGCAAGTTTATGTCTACCCGCTGAAGCTGAAGCACTAAACTGAATGTTTATGTTTTGAATTTGTGCCCAAAGTTGGTTGGCGTTTTGACTATTAAAGTAAATGTAAGAATTGAAAGAACTATCATTAATAATCATATGGTTGTTAGTTGTTCCGTCATAGTAAAAATCCAAGAACAAAGTCCCCTCAGTTTGTCCTATAAGCGAACTAATGCCCGTCTTTGAAATAACATCTGCGTTTCGTGTTACACTTGCAGAGGTTGTAGGTATGTATGAAGTAGCGTAGCTTCCTGCTTCGAGTTGTGCTCCCCAAGCGTAGAAAGATTGAGAACTTGAATTTTCAACACGACCCCTTGAGCCAAGCGTTGGACTCATTGAATCAGACAAGCCAAACATACAATATAAAGAAGTGTTTGCAGTAGCCACGCTTAAAGTAATTCTACGCCACCCGTTACCCTCGTCTGTGATTGTAGCTACTTGGTTTGTTACGCCACCACTTTGAAAGGTTGCAGTAGTCAGGTTGTCAAGGTCATAAATTCCCGTTGCCCAATTCACCCCTGAACTTTGGTAGTTAAGCGAGATATAAACGAATTGTGCAGTGTTCTTTTTTACATAGATTGAAGCGGTTGTATTTGCTCCACCCGTAAACCCCTCAAAAAAATCGTGATTGCTTAACGCTCCATTACCCGTAAAAGTGTCTGCGGTCGTAGTTCCGTCTGGGGCGGTTGTGCTATTTGCGGTAATTGTACCGCTTGACTTACTCCAGTCGGAGCTATCAAAAGACGAACTATAAGTGAGTAGGTTAGTCCTTTGCGGTTCTACAAGTAAACTTGGACAAGTACCATTTGAGTAGTCAAGTCTTGGTATGTTAAGGCGTGTTTCCGTTTTTTGGTAGTCTTTAGCGGTTGAGCCCTCGACAAGTTGAGCACCCCAAGCGTAAACACTTTGACCTGTAACCCTTGTAAAAGAATTATTTCCGTCAGGGTAAAGCATAAACGCAGTATATGCAACTGCATTCGGTACATATCCAGTAACTGAACAACGATACCAACCATTCCCGACATTTTCAATTTCAGTATCTAAAATAACTGCTGCACCATCGGGTAGGTTACCACCTACTACACCCGTAGACAAATTAAACCAAACATACATTTCTCCATAAGTAGTTGCACCACTTCGAGCAATAGCAAGTACTGCCCAGTCATTGTTGGTACGCTTCAAATAAACGGAATGCGTAACTATTTGAGAAGTATTAACGGATGAATAAGTTTGTAAAATAATGCCCGAAGACGAACTATTTGTAAGCGTGTCAGCGGTTGTTTGCCCGTCAGGTGCGGTTGTACTATTGGATGAGATAGTTATACTACTTTTAGTCCACGCTGCGTTATCAAAAGCTTCACTATATGAAAGCAAATTGTAAGGCACTAACTCCACCAAGCCAGCAGAGTTTACTCGTGTTGCGGTGGTCGCTCGTGTTACTGACAAGTCGCCAGAACCATCGGACGGAATAACGGAATATAATTTGCCCTCCTTATATCCGTTTGGCGTTACAATTAGGGATGCAGTATCTAATAGGCTCATATTTGAGAAAGGTTTAAAATGGTTAAAGACATACAGAAAGACGATTCGATAACTCCACCCTCATCAGCTACTCTTAACTCAAGTTCAAAAGGTGCATTAAAGGTTGTAGTTGCGTAATCATACAAAGAATCTGCGGTGTTAATTTGGTCTCCCCACCACGTTGATTCGTATATCTTGCCCCAGCTTATGTTGTTTGACATTTTCTATCTTATTTAAAAATAACTTTAATTTCTCTACGTTGTTCTCCTTTGGTGTGTATGTCCGTTTTTTCATAATACGTTGTGATGAACATTTCCAAGTACCTCATAAGAGTGTTTTCGGTTTTCCAAATTAGTACACCACTCTAAATTAATAACTCGGTTATCGCATTTTATTCCATTAATATGATTCACTTGCTCCTTGTTTTGTTCATTTGTCAAAAACGCATCAGCAACTAAACGATGAACCTGATGATTGTTTTTAACTCCGTCTTTATATAAACCAAGACGGCAATAACCCTTATTAGTTATGTGAAATTTAATCAATACTGGTTTGTAAGTTACTACTTGTTTTACGTTTTTCAATATTGGATGATTTCTTTCAAATGTTCGAGGCTTACTTCTAACCCTCCCCATATCGCTTACCTCATACAATTCTTCGTAATTTTTTACTGGTTTCCACACTTCATTTTGCATACGCTATATATTTATTTATTGTTTACTAAATTAACCACCCACTGAAGTTATTAGTCGTATCAGGATACATATCTTGGTCAACATTCTGATTGTACTCAGGGAACAAATCTTGGTTGAAAGACATATAACTGATGAATCTCTCCGTGTAGTGTTGAGCAATTTGACGCTCTTTCTCTAATAAAAAGTCTACTTCGTTTTTCTCTACGTTTTCAGCGTTCTCAGAAGAGTGCTTGTAAACTCCTTTGTTAGCGATTGTGTAAGCTGCAAAAGGTAAATACTCAACCATTGACCAATGTATCAGCATAGGCTTTACATACGTCTCTACAAGGCTCTCATAGTTACCTGAAAGCGTACCTGCAATGATGTCAGCTTGAATCTTCTCAAGTAATTTCGTGCCTAAGTAGTTTTGTATGTGGATATCTTGAGCAATCTTAATGAATTGAATGAACTTGTCAACATCGACATTTCCGTTTACTGCGGTGTAACGCACCAAATCGTCTCTCGTAATTAGTAGTGCAGTTGCCATTATTGTTTTCCGTAAATAGGGTTAGTAGGTAAAAAGCCATTGAAAGGCATATCAACAGGTCGTGTGGATACAAGTTTATCATTCTTGATAGTGTAGCCGAACTTCTCTGCTTTCGCTCCTGCGATTTGTTTAGCTTTAGGAGAGTTAACATCAATTCCAACGCCCTCGAAACTTGCGTAGACTTGCTTGTTCCATCTGTGATGGCAGTTACCACCACCTTTGTACTTCCATACGTCATAGGTAGCAGCACCTTTCGGGCCCCAACCATTGTTAACGGGTTGAGTACTCATTCTAACGATGTCTTCCTTGCGGTAAATCTTGTTAGCAGTAGTCATTTTTTGACAGAACTGACGAGACTTAGCATTCGTTTCTCCTGCGTAAACATAGCGAGTGATGAACTTAACACCGTCAACAATCTTGTCTTGCTCTGATTTAGCGTTAGGATTTGCAGTACCAGTAGTTACAAAGTTGTATACTTTCGATAACAAGGTGCTTTTCGGCTCGTTAGAGAGCATTTCATTCTCTTGGTCATCGTTATCATAGTCTACGGGATATTCGTCTATTAAAAGCCAATTTTCGTTAGGCTCTTCTCCGCACTCAAGTAAGGCATCAGCTATCTCGTTATCTAATGGTTCTTGTTTTGATAGCTCAGTTCCCGTCTCTTCGATTACCTGCTCTTCAGTCATAGCATTTTCAAGGTCTACGAATTCAAGCGGTTTAAGCGTCTTAAAGAATAAGTTGAGTGAAATGTTGTTGAAAGCAAGAATCTTGTCTAAGGCATCAATTATTTCCTCTTGGAAAGGCTTAATAACCATATTGTTGAACAACACAAATGAGTTCTCTAACTCGTCAGCGTTTGAACTGAATCCGTTAGACGAAGCAACTCCGAACAATAGCGGAGAAGTGACGTTGTGTCCGAGCATTATTTTACGCAAACACTCTTCAGATAAGTATGTGTAGTGGTCAGGTGCGTCATTAAGTGGAATGTCCTCAACTGTAGTTCGTGTGTCCATATTGTCGTTGAACGCTACGATTACTTTTTGACCTTTAGAACCCGTCAATTTACCAAGAACTTTGCTTGAGATGATTTCTTGTTGCTCTAAAGTAGGTACTCCGTTGTTGAAGTTTACAACCTTAGTTCCTGAGAATCCGTTTTGTACTTCATTGATTAGATAGTCCGATACTTCCTCCTCCAAAAGTGCGTAAGGTACTGCTCCTTGATAGTCAGGATAAGCATAGTACTTCATTCCTACTGAATAAGGCTTAGAGAATAGGATTTCTACCTTTTCGTTGCTGAATCCAAACGCAGGGAAACGCTTTGGCACATACTTCTTAACGTCTGACCAATCATCAGAGTAGTAGTAACCCTCAATCTCTCCGTCTTTATTGCACTTCTCAGCTCTTAAAAGATTCACGGGAATGTGGTAAGCCTTTAGGATTCTATCGTGCTTATCGTTGTAGTGTACCTGAATAGCAAACTGACCAAATAACTTGCGGTCAAAAACAATCTTGCGAAGACAATCTTTAGACATCAAGGTCATCATTTGAGCGTACTCATTCGGCTTCTTGTTTCCGTCAGTAGCTGAAAGTCCTTTCCCGTAGATAAGTCTCGCTATGTTGTTAATGATAGCGTTGTTCGTGGTTGAGTTGGTGTAGCGGTCAATTAAAAACTGGTAGTAATTGTTATCTCCGTTTGCACTATCATAGTTTACCCAAGCATCTCTCTTACTTTCTTGGATTGTAGGAGCGGTGTAGGCAGATAGATTTAGTACGTGTACGTTGTTACTCATAAACTATATAAGTGTTAGAGGTTGTATTTGAAGTGTATTGACCTGCGTTAACTGAGAATGTAGTTACGTTTTGGTCTGTACAGAATATGCGGTCTTTGTAGACGATTGTGTTTCCTTGTTTTAGTACGAGGTCGTAGAAGTGACCCTCAGTTAAATCAAATGTAGCAGTGACATTTACTACATAGTCATTAGCTGCAATTTGAGTAATTGGTACGGTTTGAGGTGTGTTAGTTTGGTCATCCGTAATTACCATTGTACTGATTCCGCTTCTTGGAATGCAAGCAAAAGTTTGAGGTAGTGAAGATGTAGTTAGTACTATCATACTATAATAACCAATTCACTATGGGTTTGTTTTAAATAAAAAAGGGAGACCGAAGCCTCCCCTTTCACGCTATGAAAACTATTTACTATGAAGTAACGATTGTAGCAGTTCCGAAAACGTCTCCAGCACCACCTGCTAAGTCTGCCTCAGTTGTGCAGTCAAGTAAGTTAGCGTAGAGTTTCTCAGTACCTACGAAAGTAAGTGTGTAACCGTTCAAATCGCCCATTGCAGTACCGTTAGATACGTTTGCAGTAGTGATTTCCATTCCGTGCTCTAAACCTGCAAGGAAGAATTGGTTGTTACGGTTTTTGATTACTACGTGAGGTCTTCCGTATGCTAACAATTTCACGTTTTTGTGAGTTGTAGCATCTTGTTTTTTAAGGGTAACGGTAAGAGTTTGCTCAGCAAATGTAGTACCGTTCTCACGAGATGAGTTGTATACTTGGTCAAAAGAGTTAGTTCCTTTGAGTTCGTATTTGTATAAGTTAGTTACGTTGGCAACTGCTTCGATAGTGTCAGTACCAGTAACGTAAGTAACATCAGTTGGGTAAGCGTAGTCTCCGTAATTAATGAAGTAGATAGCGTCAATACCACCTACTGCGTCTTTACATACTTCTAAGCGACCATTAGCGACTTCACAAGACATATTTTTAAGTTTTAAATGTTATTAAAAAGGGAGGGAAGTTTTTTACCGCCCTCCCCGTTTAGTTTAAGTTAAGCTAAGATTAGTTAGCAGAGTTTGTGATACCGTAAGTAACAACATCAGATGCAAAACCGTATTTAGCGTCAGCAGTAAAACGCATAATTACACGTACGTTTTGTGAACCATCTAAGTCACCCATATCCAAAACTTTAACTTCGTTCATATCGTTCAACAAACCTGTTGCGAAGTAAAGGTTAGATTTTTGAGCAAGCAATGCTGTGTTGTTAGCAAGACCGTTAGCCATAAATACACGAACACCGTCAAAGTAAACGTCACCTAAAGATTGGTTAGTTCCTTTGTTATCGTAACCGTTAGCACCTACACCTGAAGCAGCGAAGCCACCCAAAGCACGTACATAAGCACGATAGATGTTAGAAGAAACGTAAAGTGTAAGGTCTTCTTTTCCGTAAAGAGCAGCAGGGCAAGCATCGATGATTTTACCAAGCTCTGTGATTACGTTAGCAGCAGTAACAGTTGTACCAGCAACCTCTTGTGCAGATGGCAAAGAAGCGTCAGTAGTCAACTGAGTCATAATACCTGCGAACTGACCTGCAGTTGCGTTAACACCTTGCCAGATTGAAGTTTCCATACCTGCAGCAACTTTCTCAGCAGCGTGTGCGATTAAGAAGTCAGCGAAAGACTTAGGAAGAACGTCAAATGCAGAGTAACCCATTTGAATCGCATCCCAATCCGAACGGAAATCCGACTTACAAAGTTGTAAGTTAACTTGGAAAGACTCAGGTTGAAGAATTTTCTCTGTTAATGTGATTGTAGAAGTAGGGTCAAAGTCACAAGTAGCATTTTTGATGATGTCATCAGTAGCAACTCTTTTGATAACTTGCTTGTACTTCACGTTAGGCATAACAGTGATTCCGCCTTTGTCAAGTGTTGGTGCAGACAATAAAGCTGCAGCGATGTACTTACCTGCGAATTCACCAGCGTAAGTAGTAGTAATTGAAGTGGTAGTAGCCATTTCTTGTTTTGATTTTAGTTATTAAATATTGTTAAATTTCTCAAAGATAGAATCCATTGTAGAGCGTTGACGGTTCTTAGCCACTTTGAACGCTTCTACTTTAGTTTCATTTTCAGGGTTGAATGAAATAGGTTTAGGCTCTTCGCTCAATTCAACTGGTGCGACTTCTTCTGCAACTTCAGTTTTTGATAAAGCGATTTGTGCTTTCAACTCTTCGTTTTCTTTTTTAAGAGCTTCGATTTCGCTAAAGAAAGATTCCTTAGTGATAGACTCTACGATTTTTTTAGCTTGCGGTGCAGCAGCTTCTGACATTTCTTCTTCAGCAGGCATTTCAGCTTCAGGAGCTTCTACTTCTACTTCAACTTCTGGCTCAGATGCTTCACGAACATCAGCGATAACACCCTCTTCAACTACAACCAAGATGCGACCATCTTCGAGTTCGTAATCTCCAATAGGAAGTGCGATACGTTGTTCGTCTTCAGTTAAGATGAATACTGGTTGACCAGCTTCAAATACTTCTGCTTCGAGCATAGATACGCCATCAGAAAGACGCATAGTTTCCAACTTCACTTCTAAACCTAAAAGTGTGCGGACTTTGTTTAAGATTGTTTTCTCGTTCATTATTACTTATTTATACTGTAAAGTTTTTTCTATCAGCTTTAACGATATTTGTAAAGTCTTTAGCAATTTTAGGTGCATTTTTTGCTAAATCAGGAACTGGCAAACCAAGTTTAGATGCTTCCATAACCAATCTATCTGAACTCGCAGTAGCCATTTTGATTTGGAACTCAATTTGATTTAAGTGTTCTTTAAAAGCATTTTGAGCTTTTTTTACTTCTAATTTCTTGTCTTCAATATTTTTCTTAAACTGGTCTGATTTAATGTTTAGGTTTCTCATTTCAGTTAATGAATTTGAAACATCCTCATATATCGTAGCCAATTCCACTTTATGTGAAGCAAGCTCAGTTGTTTCCTCTTTAAACAACTTATTGTAAACTGATTTCATTGTGTTCATATATGTATAACTTTTAGATTTTACGCTTGTTGTATTTTTATCCGTTTTGACGCACGATAGTTCTCACTCCGTTGTTCTCAGTATTAGTTACTACTTGAGTAGCTGATTCAGTAGCTCCGATGCCTTGTGCTTCTAAACTTCCGTCACAACATTTAGTTGAGTACTTTCCGTCTGAACATAGGCAGCCTCTCCTTGAACCTGGTCTTGGACTTGCTTTACTTGGTGTTTTGAATAATCCCATTTTATTTGTTTTTAAGTTGTTCTAATTTACGTTGTGCCCATTCGATGCCCTCATCGCCACCCCAGCTGAGCCACATCAATCTTCCACATCCATCGCCTAACTCCTTTTGAGAGTTCTCACGATGTCTTTCAAATGATGCCATTCTTGAGATTGTATCTTCGGAGATTGCCTCTTTGTTAGCGAGTTGGTTTGCACGTTGCTTACCTACTGCAGTACCACAATCTCCCCATCCGTTTTCTTCTGCCCATCGTAAAGCTATTTTAGCGTTCTCTGATGCTGCTTCAGGATAGTCCGTGTATGATTCGAGTTTGAGTAGGTTCTTAAGTTGTTCGATGATTGAATGCTTCTCTTGTTCCTCACGTGGAGAATTGTCTAACTTATCAGCGAAGTAACCCTCAATAGAGAATCCTTTTACCTTGCCATCTTTAACGTCTTGCCAAACCTCATCGTTATCTACTTTCATAGAAATCATCCAAGTTCCTTTCGGTAGGCTGAATCCGTAGAGCTTGCTTTTGTCGTGTGTTTCGTCTTCGATTAGCCAGCTTTCTACTACGCTCATTCCTTTGATAGCGTCTTTGTGTTCGTAGGTAGCGTTGTTTTGGTTGCCTTTCTTAAAGAATAACTCCATAGCTTTACGCACGGTGTCTTCAGAAAAGTAGATGTAAAACTCTTCGTCTTTGTTTCTGCGGTAAATCTTCTTATTAGGGATAAGAGCAGCTCCCATTAAGATACGTTTCTCGGTGTCTACTTCTTTAAGTTCAACTTCGTGTTTTGCTAAGGCGATGAAGTTCTCCTCAATCGCAGGAGATTCAACTACAGAGACTGCGTTGATTCCGCTTTGGAAGTCTTTTTCGTCAATGATTAACTCTAATACATTCATAACTTAATAACTTTTAGTATTTACAATGTTGCATTTTGTACTCGGTTTCTATCTAAACTCTGAGCGGATGTAACTTCTCCACTAACCACATACGCTTGTACTGGCGTTTGTTGAAGTTGTGCTAACTGATTAATACCTGAGTTACCTACTACGTTGAACGATGGAGCTTGCATACCGCCACCCGTAGATGTGTTTGGCATATTTACTGGCGGGTCAACTCCATTAGGAGTTTTAACTGATGCGATAGACTTGATATTTTTAATACCTGCTGCAATTGCTAAACCCGCATTGATTGGTGCAAGAACAGGCCCTACAAATGGAATACCAATAGTGGCGGTGTATGCCTTTTGAGCTGAAAGGAAAGTGTCTATGGTTGCTTGTGCAATAGCTGCTGCCTTTCCTGCTGCGGTTTGCTCTCCGAATAAATCAGCAATCTGACCAAATGTACCTGATAGAGCAGTCAAAGCGTCTTCTCGTGCTTTCTTCTTTTTTTCTTCAAGTTCAATTACTGCGTCTGCCTCTTCTTTAGCTATCTTTCTTTGCTCTAAGGAAGCATCCATAGAAATCTGAAGTTCCTTACGCTTTTGCTCTTGCATTGAAGCGAGGATGTTCTTACCTGATTGAGTACGTATGTACTCCATCTCTTCAACTTCTTTCTTGGCTTCCTCTTGAACTTTCTTTCCGCTATCCTTAACTACCGTTTCCGCAGGTTTGTTCATCTCCTTTAATGAGAGTTGGAATCCTGCCGCTTGGTTTTTAAGTTCTCCGAGTTTGGCTTTTGTTTCGTTTATAGTTTTGTCTGCTTCGTCTGCGGTAGCTTTAGGGTCAAAGAAATACTCTGCCATTGATTGAGCAGCACCTGAAGTCAACTTAGTAATCTCTGAATTTATATTAAAAGCAGTAATCTTACCGAATCCTAATACCTCAGAAACTTTGTTTGCAGCCATTATAGCTAAGTCAATAGGAGCAGCTAAGTATCTAAGTACTAAAGCAGCCATTTCCAAACCTACTCGAAGCACTATCTTTAAGTAATCTTGGTTTCGTTTTGTAGCAGCGACCTCAGCTTTCTTTGTGTTTTCTTGTTGGACTAACTGAGCTTCAGTAGCCTTAATGACCATTTGAATTTGCTTGAGCTTAAGTTCAGTGATGTCCTTTTCTGATTTACCTTGAAGCCTTAAGATGTTTTCTTGACCAGAGATTGAATCAAATTTCTTTTGCTGAATGTTTACGTTAGCTTGTGCCTTAGCGTTTAGCTTTTCTTGTTCGTCTGATACTCCACTAACTGCACCTTTAATATCATCCCAATACGCAGCAACCGTTCCTAAAGCAACAACAAGCAATCCAATACCACTTGCACCTATAGCACCTTTCAAAGCCACACCAAAGGCCTTGATTGATGGAATAGCTTCTCTAAATCCTTGAACACCCTCAGCGATAGCCATAGCGGATTGAACCTTAAGTAAGGCTTCCTCTACTTGAGCGGATTCCGTACCGAAAGCACCCATAGCACCTTGAACAAGTTGGAAACCTGCAGTAGCACCACCTAACGCACCTCCGAGTTTTTGGCTCATCGTGGTAGCAGCAGCATCAACTGCCATATCCGTCTGAATCTGAACTTTTCGGTAATTACCTACTGTAGTTAAGAGGTCTTGATATTCTTGAGATGCAGTTTGACCAGCGTTAGCTAATTCATACAAGCGGTCTTCCGCTTCGCCCATACGAGTTGTAAGCGGTTGTAAATCTCCGTATACTTCTTCGAAACTTGCTGATACATCGTGAGTGGCTTTGGAGAGATTCTCCATCGCATCTACTGCACCTTTTGTGTCTACGTCTATCTTGATTGTTTTAACCTCTGCCATTTCGTTTATTTGTTAAGTCTCGTTTTCCTTGTTTCCACATTTTTTTCATAGACGTTGTGTACTGGTATTTTCCTTTTGCGATGTCAATCAACTTGGATTCTCCGTAGAAATCGTCAAGTTGAAGCATAGCTACTATCTGTTTTATCATACTACTACGATGTTTATTGTTTCACTTGTTCTTATTCCCGTTGTGCTTGTGTATGCTACTTCAACTGAAAAGACATCTCCAGCAGTAGCAGGTGGTGTAGTAACTTCTACTATTTGGCTATTCGTTAACGTGTACGCACTCAATGTAACGTCTGAACTTGATGGCGTCAATACTGCTGAACCTCCTCCGTTTGGTAAGTTTATGGCAGTTGCAACTGAGCCACCTGATGCAGGTGTTTGATAGAACGGTATTTTGTTAATCATAGGTCTGAAGTCAAGATACAAAGACAAGTCCACCTCTCCGTTTGTTAGGTTTGATTTCATATCGTTAATGATATAACGCTTGTCTCTTATCATTACACGGTCATTCAATCTTAGGTTCGTCAGTAACCCTACTGGCATTATAGTCTTGACGTTAATTAGTCTTTGCTTTAGATTGTAAAGGTTGTATAGATATGAAAAGTAGTACTGAGCAAAGAGTGTGTTTTGTATTGGAACAAGTAAAAGGCTACTCGTATCTGCTGCAAAGTTTAGAGTTAAATCCGTGTTGTTGTAGCGTAAGTCTTGAGCAAGCGGAGTATAAGACGTGATTGTAGTGTGACCACCTCCATCGTTTGCGAATTTAAAGTCAGTTGTTTGATTCGTATATTGATAGAGCAATACGGGTTTTGGTAGGTATGGACTTAATTCACTATTTAAGGAATAACCTAACTGAATTTGCGTTCCACTACTATTGTACTCAGTTTGCAATAAATTCTCGAAAGGAAGCTCAACCGTGAACTCCCCGCCATCGTAGTTGTACTGATATGTTGAATCTCCGTAACTTCTGTTGAATGTTTGCGAGAAGTATTTGTTTAATACGCTTTCAGAATCTTGATACTTGAAAGTTATCTTTTTGTAGAGTGGCATACGAGAAACCTCAATGCTCTCAGCATCCGTAAATTCTGTGATGTCAACAATAGCTCCTTGTCCGTACCAATCGTCTATTGGCGTAATTTGATACACGTTTTTCTCTGTGCCTACACAAACTAAGTTGAACACCTTTAAGATACCTGCAAAGAAATCTGCAATCTTCATTTGAGGTGCATTAGCTGATAAGTCAAGAATCAACAACATACTCAAATCATCGTAAGTAATTGTCAAATAATCAACATTGAGAGTACCCGTTGTGATATACTCTACTTCGTAAACGAGATTAGATGTAATTGTGTTGGTTCCCGTTGTACGTATTTTAACTGTATAAGTTTGGTATAATCCTGCTACCTGATTGACGGTGCTTAACGTATAAGTACCCGTACCACTTCCAGTTATAGTGTTGAATAAATATCCGTTTTGATACACGTCAATATAGTAATCGTCTGAACTTGTTGTGGCAGTTACATTGTAAATTAAGTTATGTGTAAGAACACCATTTAATTCTTGAATTGTTACTTGATTGGTAGCCGAATCATAACTTGAAGTCAAATCGTAATTCACAAAAGTTGGTGTGACCGTATCTGCAACTAAATCATATCCATAGGAAGTACGTACCAAAGTGTTCTTTCCTTTATACCATAAGAACAACTTAGTGAATCTCTCATCATTTAGGAAAGTGCTATCAAATGTAATTCCGTACCGTGTTTCTATAGCTTCAAATATCTTGCTCACTCTTACAGCAGGAAACAACTCACTTTTGTTTATAGCACCTGAAGTAGAGTGAATGTCATTTTGAGTTAAAGTTGATGTTAGCCAGTTAGGTACTGGAGCTCCTAAAGGTACTGACTGATACTGCCAAATTCTATTTGAAGTAATTAAAGGGTACTTGACATCATATAAGTTGGTTGCATTCGTGATTCTCGCAATTACTTCAGATGAAACGAAGTTGTGAGAAATTGCAGTTAAATCTAAATCAGAAAGTAAGTCTTCGCCAAAGTAATCTTTTAAAGTACGACCATCTCCGTAGAATGTTACAGAGTAGCTTTCAGGTCTTCCGTTTTTTAGGTTGGCTTTCTCTACTTGTAGCTTGCCTCGTCTAAAGAACGTGAAGTCAATCTCAATGAATGAATCTAAACGAATGTTGTAATCAATCAAAGCATTGACATCCGACTGATAGAAGTGTTGTAAGATTCCGTTGTTATGGTCGTTAGCAGGAATTGTAAACGACTGCGAAAAGTCCGTAAACGTCTTTGAGATGTCTTGTACGTTTTGAACGGTGCTTGTTACTTGTATTTGTTCGTCATTGAATAGCTCAAGTCTTTCAGCGGTTGATAAATTGCCATAGAGACCTCCGAGAGATTCAAGATAGTCAAGCATACATTGACCACTTTCACAAGTTCCTCCGTTTGCAGTTACGTTAGTAAAGAAAGTGTTGACTACTGATGTAGTTATATTCTGGTAGCTTGTCGTGCTGACATATAGTTGTACTTGTCTATCCATTACATTACTGAGTTGATAGTATCAAATGCGTATTCAAATTCTAATTGGTAGTTAATCATATGAGTGTTTATGCTCTTGAATAACTCAGTAGATTTCGTGTTTATCTTGGCTGCTTTCTTGTTGATTAGAACTTTCTCGCTTAGTAGAATTTGCTTAATCGTCTCTGAGTAGCTTTGCTCAACCCAGTCAGTGTTCACTCGGATAGTTTGCTTTCCGTTTGAATTGAAGACTTTACGTTGACCCTCAGTCACTAAATAGTTAGGGTACTGAGACGGCAAAGTATTGTACTCTTTGTTCTCTACATTGAAGTTATCATAAGATGCCTTAAAGAACCACTCACGTTGCCAAGCTCCAAACTTGTTAACGAAGTCAATTTGTACAGGGTCGTATTTACACTCCTCCTTAGGATAGAAATAAGCAGTCCATAAAACTGCGTTAGACGCATCTAAAAACTCTACTTTGTTTCCTACAGTTTCCCAACCTGAGTAAACACGTGTAACGTCACGGATTACATCAGTAGCAAGTGTTATCGTTTGAGTTGCTGCAGTTGAAAGGTTCGTGTATTTAACCTTTTCTGCATAAGCGGTGTTTACTGTAATCCACCCAACTTCCGCTCCATAAGCATAGTAGTAGTCTCCTTGAGGTAGTAGTATTTCAGACAAGGTAGGATTGTATCCTTGCTCAAAGTATCCGTAACCCTCAAAACCATAGTAAGTTTCCGTAGAACCTACCTGAGTGAAAGTATTAGTCACTCGCTTGTATTTCTTTACTTGTACATTACACCACTGAACACTTGGTGTTGCAGCATTACTTGTAGGCTGAGTCTGTAGTGAGTTGTGTTCAATAAACTCACGAACGTACGGAGATAAATCGTAGTAAGTAGCAGGTGCGTTAGTAGCAGGAATCAATTTACTTAGAATGTACTGAGGTGCAGTAGGTGCAGAGCCAGTTCCGTTCCATAGTCTTAATTCAATCTTTGTTTCTACTTGCCCCGTTTCGTTTATTTCTATGATGTAAGGACTTCTTGCAAATATGTTAGCCATTTTTTCTTAATATTTCGTCTATTTGTTCGTTGAATAACTCTATCGCATCCAAACCGTACTTATCTATTAACTCTTGAGGTAGGTTTTTGTATGCTGCCTCAAAGGGTTTCGTAAAGAATAAACTTGGTTTGATTCCGTTTCTATATACGCTTCTTGCAATCAGGAAAGCCAAGCTCTTACGAGAAGTGAACTTGCCATTGTCTCGTGGTGCAATACCTTTTTTTACCAACCACTTGTCGAACGCCTTAGGTGGAGGCATCTTAGATTTATATGAGTAGGGAGTATTGTACTTCTTTTTTGTACCTGAAACACCAGCATCTTGGAAAACTCCGTAGTCTTCCATTGTAAATTCTACTTCAAAGCTATTAGGGTTCGCCTTTACCTTGCCTTGAATCGAGTTATATAGCTTCTTAGACGAGTTCTTTTGCTTGTTTGTAAGGTTACGCTTAGAGATGCTCACAACGTGGTCTCTAAACCTCTCTAAAGCCTTTTGAACTTCGCTCTTTTCCATTAGCAAATAGTAACCTCGTTAGGAATCAGTACGTCAAATGTCATAGTCCAACCTGCTAAGTAGTTCTCAAAGCGTTCAGTAAACGGTTCGCAAGTAGGATTTCCGTCTACTACGACTTTAGAATCCCATAAGTTACCGTGAAGCATTTGAGCATAAGCACGGTTTAAGATTTCTAACTGAGTGTTGAGAACGTCTTGCTCATTTGCGTTACCTCTGAAGATATTTGTGGTTTCGTCTTTTGATATGTTGACGATATCCATAGCCAATAGGCTAATGTTAAAGCGTACTACGTTAGTTTCAAAGGTCGCATTGTTGACCATTACGTGCACAAGCGGAAAGATAGTCTGCTTGTTTAAGTCTACCTCGAATATATCGCCCTCAGTAACGGTGTTTACTAACACGTCATTGTTGAAATGTGTTTGTAGGGCTTCTGTTATAGTGTAAAATCCTTTCATCGTCTTAATTGTCTTTGGAGTTGTCTTTGTTCAATTTCGTTTTTTTGCTTTTCGAATGTGAGATAGGTGAGACATTTAGTAAGTCGAAGTGTGGTAACTTCATCGAATCTTGTAACGTCTCCTTTAGCGAGTGCATATATTGACTGATACCATCCCCATCGTTTTGCAAATTGAGTTGTTTCGCTAAAGTCATTGATAGGCTCTTGTCCATCTTCATCTGCTTCTCCAAATAATTCAGGGTAGCCTTCAGTAACTCGTTTCCTAAATTGTAAAAAAAAACCGATGCTGCTATGCATACATCAAGCGGAGCGAACTGCATCAACTCCTGATGGTCTTTACTTGGTTTGTAGTCTTGTATTTCGTACTTGTCTCCCTTTCGTTTTTTGATAGGTCTGTACATTACTGCCATAGCCTTGTTGTAGGTCTCCCAACTTTGTAGACTGTTCTCTAAGTCGACATACTCTCCGAAAGAAATCTCTTCAAGGTTAGGAATGAATCCAAACTCTATATCTCCGATTTTAAACGTCTGTGTGAACTCTGGCTTTTGGCTGAATAAATTTGTAAAGTGAGCAACCATTTCATTGAGTGACGTCAGCTTGATGTTAGCCACATCCGATAACCTGATGCCACAGAAAATCTCAATCATCTTTTGAGCAATGAACTCTTCATCGTTTGAACCTTTCTGCACGTTCAAGAAGTCCACATAGTGCTTGAGTGGGATTTCGTTTAGTGAGGTAGGTACTTTTACTTGGATTTCCATATCTATTTAACTTTTTGTTCTTGTTTTTGTAGTACATAGGCGTATGCTGCTGCCAGCATCTGTGAGTGCATTCGTATCTTGTATATGTCGTCAAAGACTATCTTGACCTTTTTGCCTTTCTCGTTGTAGATGTACTCCTCTACTACTGCTTTCATTTTAGGCAACTCATCGGATTGCGTATTGTCCATAGTTTGAATTTAAGCCGATACTTTCCATTTCGTGGTATCTAAGTGCGTCAATAGCGTGGTCGTTTCCACCTGCAGGTTTGTTTAGTCTTACTCCGTGTTTATCTACATCCCAACAATATGACCTCAGCTCTTTGATTAGGTTTGTACTCTGCTTGGTCACTAAGTAGTTCTGGCGTTGCATTACGTCTATCCCGTAGTTGATTGAATCCTTGCCTTTTGTAACTCCTTTAATCGTCTTTCCGTAGCGTCTAATCTCGTCTATGGATTTAGGCTCTGAGGAATCAGCGTAGATAGTTACGCCTGACGGAAGTACCTTAGCAATATCCGAGTTCAGCATACCCGTTCTGTAAACAATTTCGTTTACTATGCGTTGACCATTCCAGTTGTAGATTTCTATCGCTGCAGTAGGGTCATTAGTGTAACCAAAGTCAAGTCCTATGCCTACCAATCGTGCGTCATCAGGTATCTTGTCAATCTCTTTCCAATTGTCAAAGATTACACCCTCAAGCATACCTACTTCTCCAAGACCATACACTCGCCACCAATTAGCCCAATAAGAACTTGTAGCTGCTTTATCACGGTTCTTTTCTATTTGACGCACAATGCTCTCGTCTAACGCTTCGTTATCTTTGTAGGTAAGGATGATGAAATCTGCGTCAGGTTCGTCTTTTAGTTCCTTGTGAACCCAAAACTCATTAGCAGGGTTAAAGTCTAAGTATATCTCTTTCTTGGTACGAATGGAAAGCTCAAGGTAAGCGTCAAAGGTTACATTGTTGCACTCGTTGATGTATAGGATGTCACGTCTTGCACCTCGAAGTTTAGATGCGTTATCAGCAGAGAAAAACTCTATACTGCTTCCGTTAGCAAATTCGTATCTCAGTAGGGTTGCATTGAATCGGTCTTCAACATACCTACCAGTCCAACGCATAATTTTCAAGAAGTCTTTTAAAGCACCTCTCCTCAAATGCGGAATAGTCTCAGCAACTACTGAAACTTCTAAACCTTTTTCTCGGGCACACTTGTCAATTAGTACGGGCAGGATGCCGAATGTCTTTCCTGCTGACGTACCTCCTTGAATAATCTTGATTCTCTTTTGGAGTTCGTAGATTTTATGAATTGCCGTTGTTACCTGAAACATTAAAGTTGAATAGCGGTTGCTCGGTTACGATGGTGTTCTCAGTCTTCTCAGTTAGTCCGTTTAAACGTGCGGTTAAGTTCGCATTGTACTGCCCTACTAAGCCTCCGTTGATTTGGTCTTGGCGGATTTCTCGCTTTATATGTGTAGAGATAGGACAAAATTCTTCGTAAGCTCCTTGAGTATTCTTAATGTAGTGGTCAACAGTTAACTCGAACTTATTGTAGCAGTACACTTCAAAGCCCTCCATTGTAAGTGGACATTCAAGAGGTTCTGCTACCATATCTCCAGTCCTTTGGTTTAGGGTGTATTTGTATCTTGGGTTTTCTTTTACCCATTTCTTGTAGCTTTGGAATAGTTCTAAGAGGTGTTCAGGACTATCTATTTTTCGTGGTCTTCCTACTTTTGCCATTTGTTAGTTCGTGTTTTTCTATTTGGTTTCTACATATTGCGTATCTCTGGTCTTGGTCTTTGTATTCCCTGACCATAGTGTCATCAATCATACATCTTTGGAGGAACTCTCCTTTTTGTTCTTTAGGTAGTGGTGTCGGTAAAGGCATCTTTTACTTTTTTAAAGTGGTCTAAGAATTCGTCTTCTGTTAGCTCTTCTAAGCACATTAAACCATCAGCATCTGTGAAGTATTCAATCAAGTGGTGTCCGTCTTTTCGTATCTTTTCCGATAGAGAGTGGGCATACTCAATCAAATCTTTGCCGTAGTCTAATATGTAGTATCTCATCCTTTGTACTCTTCAAATACCTTTTGCATCTTCATTACAATCTCACGGAAACAAGAAGCACAAGATGTAGGCTCTTGACGTAAGTTGAAGACACGATTGTAAATTGCAATCAATCTTGTTTGTTCAGTAGGTCTGAATGTTTGTTGAGTAAGTACTCCTGATTCGTTTAACCAAGTGTATTCTTCTTCAGTTAAGCAGTTCGTGTTTCTGTACGGGAATAACTCGTTGAGTTTCTTCTTACGCTCTTCGCATCCGCAGTCTTCTCCTGCTACAAATTCTACTAACTTCTTGATACCAGTTGCCTCAGTAATCTGCTCAATCGTATCTCCAAGTCCTTTTGCTTTTCTTTTAGCCATTGTGTTTGTTTTTAAAATATTCTTTACTTAATTCCTTTAGGTCATTTCTGAGCATTTTGTTTTCGTGTTTCAGTTGCTCAATGCTATCAGCCATATCATTGAAAAACTTTGCATTTGCTTTAGCCTTTTCCTTATAGCTTGCCAGCTTCTCGTCTAATGCTTGCAGTATGTGTTTCATATTAGCTCAAAATCTTTATTTAAGAAATCCTCCCAATCATCGCCTACGTTTTCTCGTAGACGTTCCTTGCAGTTCTTTAGTGTGTTGTAGATTGATGTAAGACTGATGTTAGTTTCGCTTGCAATGTCTCTCATTGACATATCTTCTTTAAGGTAGAGAGTGAATAGTTTAGTGTCGTACCAATGCCAATTGAGTATCTCTTGTTTTATTCTTGCGTCTAATCTTTCGTATGCTTCGTGTTTCTCTACCTCTGGTGCTTCGTCTGCCACATCTCTCAACTCGTCTACACATATTAACTCCTTAAAATACTTTTTGTTATTCGTATGAGTAGCATTCCTAAGCATAATCCACATCAAAGCTCTGTTTGGTTCTCCGTCTTTGATTATTTTTTCGAGGTATTCGTATTTATGTAAGCGGAGGTAAACGTCTTGCACTACATCGTCTGCATAGTCCACTTCGCCAAAGCCTTTCACTATGCCTACCCACTCTTTGTGGTGCTTAGATAGTATTGTAAGTGCATCCATAGTTGGTTAATTTCTAAACAAATATAAGACTATATTTTAATCTAACAAGTTGCCTACAAAAAAAGCCACTCGTTAAAGTGGCTCTAAATCATTCAAATAAATCTCTCGGCTTACGTATCTATCGAGCTTGTGAAGTGTGCTTAGAGTGACGTCTTTACCGTTCAGAAAGTTGTTTACTTGGAAGTGGTGCATCTTTACACCTGATTGTTTTATCTCCTCAACTATTTGGTTTCGTGTTTTCCTATTGAGGATGATGTGAATCTGCTTCCGTAAGTCCGAATCATTTATGTACATATTAAAATGGTAAGTCCGAATCAATACTATCTCCGATTGGTGCACGTTCAGCAGGTGCTACGTAAGGCTCGCTAAATGATGCTGAGAAAAAACTCCCATTCTTACCTTGCTTAACCCATAAGGCTACTTCCATTTCTTTACCGTTTACGTTTACTTTACCTCTGTAATCAGGGTGCTTGCCGCTCGTCTTTTTGTCGTTTTTAAAGATTGCTCCAGTGTTTAACTTGTTTTCCATTGTATTTAATTTAAAATGTTACTGAATATTGAGTAGATTATTAGCATTAAACCTACTGCGAGAATAACCATAGTGCCATAAGCAGCCATCTCTTCTCGTCTATCGTCTTTGTTTAGTTTCATTGGTTTTGTTTAAAGGTTTTTACTTCGTCTTTTAGTCGTTCCAAGTACAAGCAGAAGTCCATAGCCTCTTCCTGAGCGTGATTAAGCCATTCTAACGCACTTAAATCAGTTCGTGTTAACATTGTACCATACTTCTCTATTCCTCGTTGTGAGCGGTCATAAAACTTGCTCATTACTTTTAGGACAATTGGGTCTTCTACTTTCTGGTTCATAGGAATTTCATTAAGGCATTGTAATACTCGCGGCAAATCTCTATCTTTTCTTTAATGGCTTCGATTACCGCTTCGTCTTTTTGTACGTAGAACACTTTTACTCTTCGATTTTTAGGCACTTGACTGAACTCGTGTTTACGCAGAATCTCCTCTCGCAAATCTAAGTCCTCTTCAATCTTGTGTAACTTCCAATGAGCTCTGCGGATTTCATCCTCAACCATATCAATCGGAGTATCTACAAGGCAGTAACAAAGCATTGATTGAGTCTTTCCAGTCAACCACATATAACCTTGAAGTTGATAGAAGTAGTCTTTGTTTGGAATCTCGGTGTCAAAAAACGGAAAGGTAGTAGCATCCCAACTTGATTTCACGTCTAAAAGTACTTCCTCCGTGTTTACATCAGGTGTTCCCTTAATCCAATCATTCTCAAAGTACTCTTCATTCTTGTAAATGAATTTTACATCTAAGACATCATTGACAAG